GATCCAGTCTCATCACGAAGAACCGGGCGATCCGAACATGCCCAACGGATCAGACCAGCCGAAGCTATAACGCTCGCGGCTCTTGTACCGAACATTGCCGGTATCGAAGTCTCCGTCCATTGAGTTTTGTAGCGGGGTACGCACGAAGTGCTTCATGCCGTTCGGAACGTCAGTCGTTAAGAACCAAGCGTTCGTGTCGGTCAAGAAGTGGTTCACCGCGTAGCCGCCCGGAATAGAACCCATCGCCTTGAGAGCGTTGATGTCGTTATCCGCAGTCGCAACACGGAGTTCCGTGTCGAGAAGCCGCTTCGCAACGAACATCAATGCCGGGGGGATGATGAGCTTATTCGGTTTAGCTGCAATCAAAAGACCACGCTCGTCAGTCCAGCCAGCGATCTGAATCACAGCAGCCTCAAGAGAAGTCTCGTTGAGATCCGATGCGGTCAGACGGTTGCTGTTGGTGCTGCCGTTGACGAGGGGATGCACCGCCGAGAACAAAGCCACGCCGTCACCGCCCACATAGGACGAGGAGAAGCCGTTGTTCAGAACCGATGCCGCCTTGACTTGCTTCGTGTATGCCATCGCACGGGCAAGGGCCTTGGTGTAGCGCTTGCTTAGCGAGTCATACAGGTTGTCTTCAACCGCTTCTTCCGTGATGGAGAAGCCGAGAGCAATCGTCTCGTGGCTGTAACGAGCCGTCCAAGCTTCCTGCGCGTTGTCATACGCAATGGCGGAACCCTCGGCCTTAACCGGGGCAGCGGAGAACCCGCTCAGCTTCGTCTCTTCTTCAAAGGAACGCTCGGAGGTCTCAGTCTCGTAGATCTCCTTATGCTCCTCACCATACTGCTTGTACTCCAGACCGAACAGGGCGTTCAGGCCGGGAAGCAGCTCTTTCAGTAATTGTGCACGTGAAATAGCCATTTCTTAGAACTCCCTATTACAGGCCAGTCGGGTTGTTGTAAGCATGACCACCAATCACGGTCGAACCGGCGTCAACGTATGGAGCGTTGAACTTCACGATTGCTTCCGGATAGTAGGTGGTGCCGCTTGACACAAACGCCGTATCTTCAACCACATCGACGATTCGCAACGGAAGCGATGCTGTCACCGCAACCGAAGAGAGCAAAGCGGCTTGCTTAGAATTACCGGTATCGGTATTCAACGTATTGGCAACCAACGCAGCGTTGGAACCAATATCACCATACTCAAAGCCGTCTGTAGTCGAAACTGCAGCCGAAGCCGACACGCCCACGATCTTGAATAGGGTGTCCGGATCTTCGACGACGTAGGCCGTGATATACGTGCCTGACTTCACCGAGGTACCGGAGATCCAAGATTGCGAATAGGTCGGCTGACCCGTTACGGAGGAAACATACTCACAGCCCAAGAACACACCAGCAAAACCGGTGGTCGGAGCAACGGTCGTTTCGGTCGTAACAACAACGGTGCCGTCCGATGCAAATTTAAGCGGATCGCCGTAACCGATGCTACTAGCACCGGAATCAATACGCCGCTTACGAGTCGCACCGGCAAACACCTGCCCACCGATCAAATTGATCGGCGTAAGCCCGTTAGGGGCTGAGACAGTTGGATATGCCATTAGTTACTCACTCCAAATAAGTTATTTGCCTTTGCCGAACGAGACCGTCGTCTTCTTATCACTAAAAAGCGGCATACGCTCATCGTTCAGCCTCATAAAGCTGTTGTCTACCGACTCCACTTGAGCCTTTGCTTGCGCGTTGTAATAAGCATCGCGCTGCTGCATCAACTCTTGCGGGGCCTTACAGAGCAACAACCCGCCAATCTCAATGTTGTCTTTAAAACGACTGTTGGGATCAGCTTGTAGCATCAGCTTGGGTTGATCAGAAGCCTTCACAGGTTCCCAACCTTCCCGAAATTTTGCAGACGTATTAGTGGGATCTGCTTGCCCCATAATACTGGTCCGAATCCAGCGGAACACCCAACCTTCTTGAGGCTCCGGTTCAGGGAGCGTTTGAGGCGGGGTCCACGCCATTTTGCGTTGCGTTGACTCTCGGTTCTCGACTTCACGAGCCAATCTGTTCTCAGCCATTGTCGTTCTCCAGTTTGAGTAATTCACGTGCGTACTGTTCATTGCTAAGCCCCAATTTCTTGGCGATAACAACTTGAGACGGTGTCAGGCGGACCTGACGCGGCGCGGTGTTCCGCGTTACCGGAGCCACTACAGTAGCTGGTTTGTTGGTGCGAGCAGGCTTACCCTGCTTCGTTTGAGGCTCTTCTTCCACCTCTTCGTCTTCAAACGCTTCGGGGAATCGTTTCCTCATCGTGTTATCGATTTGGCGATAATACTCGTCTGTACTCGGGTCTACGCCGCTTCGGACCAATTTTTCATGCAGGCCCCATGCGAGGGCGGTCATCTCCTCGTCTACCCCAAACCAAGTATTTCTATCTCGCCACGCTACAGCTTTTTGATCTACCTGCTGCGAGGGAGCGGCTGGTTGGGTTTGTGCCTGTTGTTGCTTTTCTACACCTTCACTTTGATTTTGTAAAGGGGGTCGAATTCTATTTACGGCATTTTGGCGCTGTTTTGCATCGGCTAACTTTTCTTGGGCCTGTACGATAAGGTCAGAATCACCACTATCGTAAGCCTGTTTCATTAACTCTTTTGCTCTAGCTAATTCGCCTTCAGCAAATTTAGCGGCCTCTTTAATAAAAAGAGCTTCTTTCTTGGCGCTTTCTTCTCTAAGTTTTGAAATCTCTTGCTCGCGCATTTGAGCAAATCGAAGAGCTTCCTCCCGTTCCCGCACAGCACGTTCTTTCTCACGGCGCTCATCGTGCCAGACCTTCTTCATTTGAGAGAGGCGCTTCTTAACCTTGTCGGAATACTCCTCAAGATCGTCCTTCTCTAACTCCTCGACCATATCTTTCGGGAGGGGCTTTCGGCCTCGGTCCTCGGGTGGGGTATCATCCTCGATTTCAACTTCAATATCGTCGCTATCCTTTTGATTTTCTTGGGCTTTATTTTCAGCCTCAATCTCATCAGGGAATTTAAATTCTTCTCTTTCAGCAGCCATTGTTTACTCCTTATGCGCGTCGGATTCCACGGGGGTCTTGAACCACCGCTTCTACCGTATCGTCGTTAATGATGCGGAACTCCCTACCGTGGATGACCACGCGGGTGCCTGAATAGGGACGGGTAAGCACGAAGTCGCCTTCTTTACACCAAGGTCCGGTGGGGAACCGGTCTGTGTCCTTGTAGCATTGATCACCCATCTTCACGACAAAGAGAACAACCGTAGTCTGTTCCTCAATACGTTTAGTCTCATCTGCCTTAACTAAGCCCCCTTCAAACTCTTCATCCACGTGCGGAACCGCACACAGCATCCGAAATCCTTTGGGTTCAGGGAGGAGTTTGGCTTTGGCTTCCGCTGCCTGCTCCTGTGTCTTCTCAACGTCAATATTACTCATCGTCGCGCTCCAAGCGTTTTGCAAGGTCTTTAATGTGGTTCTTTGCGAGTTCAAGACCCTGTAACGCCCCGCAAAGTCTTTTGTATTCAAGCTCGTCCAACTTACCTTGGATTAGAGCCTCAATAATTGATGTGCGCTCCTCATCTAGTTTTGCGTCTAGATATTCAAGAGCGTTGCTATACGCCATAAATTACTCCCGTGGTTGCGTCCTCTCAGACTGATCTTTCTCGATATCTTCGCGGGCTTTCGCAATCTCAAACCCGAGTTTCGTTCCTTCAAGCTGCTGCTTACCAGCCTCTTGCGCTTTGTGCTTTTCAATGTCTGCGCCCAAACGGGCGGCATCAAGCTGCTGACGCCCAGATATTTCGGCTTCGCGGAGACGGAGTTCGTCTTCTTTGGCTGCGGCGTCGATGATGTTTTTCTGCTCTTTGAGTCGCAGTTCTTCCATCTTTGCCTGTGCTTCCATCTGCGCTTGCATCTGCTTGGTCTGTGCTTGCATTTGTTTGATCTGCAAGTCCATCTGTTGCATCTGTACAAGGGGATCTTGCATTTGTTGAGCAGCTTGTTGCATTTGGACTTCAGCTTGGTCTTTCTGAAGCAAACGTTGTGCAGCCAATGCGCTGACTTGTGCGAGTTCAACTTCCATTCGTGGCGGCAAGTCGTACTCTTCCTGATCATCTTGCGGAAGCGGTGGCAATGCGACACCCAACTGCTTCTCGATTTCTCTACGGTATTGGAACGCTAAGTGCTCCATAATATGCGCCTGCAAAGAGGCGGTGATCTGTTGCGCCATTGGGTTTTGCCCAATCATCTGAGCCATCTTTGGATCTTGCCCTAACGCCATATGCACAGCGATATGTGCTTCGTGATCTTGGTAGATGAATGCCTTCAATGGCTTGCCTGTCATAGCCGCCATATTTTCTGTGACTGGATCACGTGGTTTTTGATCATCGGGCAACGGAATAATTTTGTCAGCGTTACGCACTCCTAACGTCTCAATCATTTGACGATGCAAGTACGGTAGGTTGTAAAGCTGCGGAGCGGTTTGAGATAACTGTAGTACCGCTTGGTACTGCACGATCTTCTGCGACATTGTTGCCGCATTGGGATCACTCACCGGAATAACATCTACGTCATCGTAGTCTGCTTTCTTTGCAAAGCGATCACCGACTTCTGGCTCGTACGAATACTCTTCTGGTGTGTAGTCGCGGATGATTCCTGCAAGGAGCTTGAACTCCTGCTTCATCGCGTAGTAGATGCGAGCCTGCACCGCAGACATCACCTTTAATACACGCTCTAGAATCGCAAGCGTCGTACCGACCGGAGCCTGCGAGGACATATCCGATACTTTAAGATCCGATACCGCAGCAAACCTGCGGCCTTCCTCCACAATCTTGTCCATAAGAACAGACAAAGTTTGCGAAGGCTCT